GTAAATGTTTGACCAACTTTGTTGGTTGCTGATTCGGCACTGCCGTTCCATTCAAAGATACCAAACTTTGTTACTTGAGTATCTAACCAATATGTTCCGTCTGTTGGGTTTGCAGTTGTTGGCGTTGCACTAGCAGATATTGCTGTAAGATCAAGGTCTGCTCTTACTACATACGCTCTGTTGCTTACGCCTAAATATGAATATGCTGCCTGTAGTCCGTATTCATTTTGTTCGCCGCCATGAATAGGATTGTTGTTAGCATCTGTATAAAATGTAGGATCGCCAAATGTGTCTACTAGATCTCGCTGCGATGTTAGTAGGTATGGTTTACCTGCATTGGCTTTTTGAGTTCCTGGTGCAACACCAGTTCCTGCGCCGTTTAGTTTATTTTCGCCTGTTGCGACAAATATTATAGGTACTGTGCCTGGTTCTGCTGGAGTATAAAAACTCTCATCAATAACGCTGACCTCTACACCTGGTGAAGTTAATGCCATTTTAAATTTCTCCTGTAAAGTGTTTCACTTACAACTATTTAGCAGATCACCGGAGAAAAAGGCGGTTTTTAGGGGTTAAGTATGTATATAACTCATTAGCTGTCTAATATTAAACCAAAGATCATCCAACGTTCCGTTGTTGTCAATGGTGTAATCTGCCATCCATTGTTCTAGGCTCATCGAATCTTTTGACTCGGGCATGAGATATTTGCTGCGATCAACCCAGATACAATAATCAAAAACTCCAGTGTTTTGCATTGCAAAGAATTCACGCTTGTTGCGTAGCCCACAATAGATGTCATAGGCTGCAAACATCTCTCTACCTAGAGTNGCTGCATCAGGAACATTATAATCGCAGATAGCATTATACCATTCTGCTCTGTGATTATGCCTGTCAGCATAACACTCTTCTTCATCAGCATATCCATATTTTTCCTTTAAGTCATCATAGATAAACAACTTTGAGCAGAACTTACTGCTGCTTTCAAATGTATATCCGTATTNGTCACGCAGGATTTCACATACAGTATCTTTGCCATGTCTGCCATGACCTATTACTAATAACTTCTTTTTCATAATTTAAATATAACATATTATTTAGATTTTGTCAATATCCATTTTGCAAAAAGATCTGTCCAATCAATGTGTGCTTGTTCAAGAGGATGATCTGATTCTTTTCCACATTCGTATTTGTTTTTTGTTGCCCAATCCCAAAATCCAATGCCGTCTTCCTTATGTACAAGATTAGGAAGATTTAATCTTGCAACCATGTCTTGTAAAAACACATTGTCTTGATTCAATAACTCTGGTTCAATATCTTTAAACGCAGATGTATAAAAATACTTAATATTATTATTTTCAAGCCAGCTTGTTAAATATTCTAGTTGCTGTAGTGGATAATATACATGATTATCGTGTGTGTCACGCCTAGCATAAAACTCTACATTTGTTCGTGTTAGATGTTCCNATGCCCACATTTGTCTTCTTCTGTATAACATCTCATTTGAATAACCTTTGGTNTTNCCGTCTCCNTCTGANGGCAANGAAGTTAAAAATCTATCTTCGTGTGTTTTTATTTTTCTACCTGGAGGATATATACTAGGATATTCTCTACGCAAAATACTTGTCCACATTACAACTACAACAATGTCTTCTGGGTTGTGTATTCTTAACTGGTGGCGGGTTTGATATATTATACGCCTAACTATACTTCCATAATCGGCACCCGGTACAGCAGTATTATCAACAGTTGCATTAGTAAACATTTTTTCTTGGAGCAAGTTGGGCCAGGCTGTATGACTCAACTCCTGACATATACCTTTGTGAGCACGTTCCCAATCCTCATCGGCAAGTTCAGAGCCTGCTGTAAAACTACAACCGCCTGCTATTACTTTTTTGATATTATTAAATCTATTATCCAATTAAAAAACCGTAGCCAACACCACCTGCAACAGACATAGCTAAGTCGTTGTCAAGTTTTTCCATTTCCTGTTGAGCTTCGGCTTTGAGTGAATCACCATTGAGTGTTGTTCCGCCACCCGGTCCGGCAATAGTAGCAAACTTACTACGTGCTTCACCTAGCATATATTTACAGTTAGCAAGAGTATATTCTTTAATCCACTGAAATGCTTTGTAGTCTTTGTACAACTCAAAGTCAGGTCTGTGATTATAACAATATAGCAATACTTCTTCCTCAGCTCTTGGTCTTGTTAATATAGTTAGTTTTTTTGTACTAGTGTTCCAAACAAATTCGATAAAACTACCAAACATTCTTCCTACTAGCTCTTGTTGTTGAGCAAAGAAATCGTATGTAGCAAGTCCGCCAATACCACTACCTGCTAACAAGTATGTGTTTGTATAAGCAAGGTTAAACGGTTCAAAGGTTGTTCCACCACTGTTGCCGCCCAATCTACTTCCTACACTGCGTCTATGCACTTTGCGTACTTCTATTATTTCATTAGGTAGTGTATATGCATTAACGTCTTCTGTTAGTGCAAGAGTAATATAACTTTCTTCAACACTGTTTTCACTGCGTTGTCTGTATCGTGCAGTTGCTTTTCCTAGTGCAGTTTCGTAGTGTATAGGATCTAATTCTACATCTACCATTCCGCCACCTAAGAAAGCGTTTACATAATCAAATACTTCTTGTTTTTGTGTTGTTAAGTCGGTCATTGTTTGTCTCCACTAGTATTTATGCTAAATATACATATGCCGAGACTTAGTTTATACAGACCCGAAAAAACAAAAGATTATTCCTTCTTAGATGGTGTTGTCTACGAACAGTTTACTGTTGGAGGAACTGATTTTAATATTCACAAGTACCTCGGACCAAAGACCACATTAGCAGAGGATGCAACAGCTGAGCAGCCCATTTACGATGTTGTTAAAGAAACTAATATACAAGACTTATTATTTTTAGAAAACAGAGATCGCAAATATGATGAAGACATTTACACTATTCGAGGCCATTATAACTTGCAAGATCAAGATTTTGATCTAAGTCAGTTTGGATTATTTTTACAAAACGATACATTGTTTATGACCATACATATTAATAGCAGTGTAAAAACATTAGGCAGAAAAATTATGCCAGGTGATGTTATTGAACTACCGCATATGAAAGATGAATATGCGGCCAATGATTATAATGTTGCACTAAAAAGATTTTATGTAATAGACGAAGTTACTAGAGCAGCTGAAGGATTTAGTCAAACATGGTATCCTCATTTATATAGATTACGTGCAAAACAAATACTAGATTCTCAAGAATACAAAGATATACTAGACTTGCCAGCAGAAGAAGGTAGTGCAAATACACTTAGAGATGTGCTCAGCACTTATGAAAAAGAAATGCAAATAAATGAAGCTGTTATAGCTCAAGCAGAAGTTGATGTTCCTCTTAGTGGTTATTCAACTATACAGTTTTATACATTACAGTTAAGTGACTCGGGTGAAGTTGAAATTGTAAGTACTGATTACGATAGCTTACTAGCTGATGATCAAATATCATCAGATACAGTTTTTGTTACACCTGACGGAAGCGGATACCAAGGATATTTAGTTGGTGATGGCATACCGCCCAATGGTGCGCCTTACGGACAAGGAATAGGATTTCCAGGTGCACCAGATTTGGGAGATTATTTTTTAAGAATAGATTTATCTCCTAATAGATTATTTAGATATGACGGAAATAGCTGGCGTAAAATTGAAGACGCTGTTAGAACTACGCTTACACAAACTAGTGGACGTGATACTCTAAAAGGAACGTTTATAAACAATCTAACTGTAAATACTATTAGTGGTGAAGAAGTAGTTGAAAGACAAGCTCTCAGCAAAGCTCTAAGAGCAAAGGCAGGTGACTAATGCAATACTTTTATGATGGACAAATACGTAGATACATTACACAGATTGTAAGAGCATTTAGTAACTTTAGCTATCGTGACGGCGAAGGTGACATCAAAGTAGTTCCGGTTTTGTATGGTGATATTACAAGACAAGTTGGTAGTATTATTAGAGAAAACAGTGATAACAAACTACCAAGTGCTCCTCGAATGGGTGTGTATATTACTAGTTTACAAATGGATAGATCACGACTGAGTGA